AAATGATTCGTGACGTAACGGGTCTTAATGAAGCACGTGATGGTTCTACGCCTGATTCAAGAGCTTTAGTGGGTGTGCAAAAACTAGCGGCTGCTAATTCAAACACGGCTACAAGACATATTCTTGATGCGGGATTATTCTTAACCGCTGAAACAGCAGAAGCTTTATCACTTCGTATTTCAGATGTTTTAGAATACAGCGATTCTAAAGAAGCCTTTATACAGAAAGTAGGCGGGTTTAATGTAGCTACGCTTGAGGAGCTTAAAGAATTACATCTTTATGACTTTGGTATATTCTTAGAATTAGCGCCTGATGAAGAGCAAAAAGCTTTATTAGAGAATAATATACAAACCGCACTATCCGCGGGTCTTATAGATTTAGACGATGCAATAGATATTCGTGAAGTTAGAAATATTAAGTTAGCTAATCAGCTATTAAAACTTCGTCGCAAGAAAAAGCTAGAGCGCGATCAAATGATGCAACAGCAGAATATACAAGCTCAAGCACAAGCAAACGCACAAGCGCAACAGGTTGCAGCACAAGCAGAGGTACAAAAAGACCAAGCGTTGTTCCAAACAAAAGCACAGCTTGAGCAGCTTAAAGGACAGATGGAGCAGCGAAAAATGCAAGCGGAGGTTGCCGCTAAGAAAGAGCTTATGGCATTGGAGTTCAATTATAACATGCAACTTAAAGGCATTGAGGTTGAAGGACAAAAGACTAAAGAGAAACAAAAAGAAGACCGTAAAGACGAAAGAACTAAATTACAAGCTTCTCAACAAAGCGAATTAATAGAACAAAGACAGAAGCAAACAGGTCCTAAAAACTTTGAATCTGCTGGAAATGACATCATTGGCGGTGGATTTGGTTTAGGAACGTTCGAACCTAAGTAATAATAACCATATACAATTATATAATATCTTATCATGAGTGAAGAATTTAAACCAACTACCAGCGTAGATGACGATGGTACAATTAAAGTAGACTTCAGTAAAAATGCCGTTCAAGAGCAAAGCACAGATGAGGTTCCTGTACAAGACGAACCCACAGTTAGCGAAGAAATACAGTCAGAAGACGTCGAAGAAACAGTTGAGCAACCTGCCGGAGAAGGCACCGTTGAAACTGATGAACCTGTTGAAGAAGCTGTAGAAGAGCAACCTGTATTACAGGAAATTACAGACGAAGAAGTTGAAGAAGTTGTTGAAGAGCTTCAAGAAGAAGTTGCTGAAGCAATTGAAGAAGCACAAGAATCCGGTATAGAGTTACCTGAAAATATTCAAAAAGTTGTAGACTTTATGAATGAAACAGGTGGAACGCTGGAAGACTACGTAAAGCTTAATACTGATTATAGTTCTTTAAATGAAGAACAATTACTTCGTGAATATTACCAAAGTACGAATCCGCATTTAGATAATGAGGACATCGACTTTATGATGGAAGATAAGTTTTCGTATGACGAAGACATTGACGACGAACGCGAAGTAAGACGTAAAAAGGTAGAACGCAAGCAAGCATTAGCAAATGCTAAAAATCATTTAGACGGTCTTAAGTCTAAATATTACGATGAGATCAAGATGGGTTCAAAGTTGAATCCTGATCAACAAAAGGCGGTTGAGTTTTTCAACCGTTATAATAAAGAAAGTGAAGAGACTGCTAAAGTAGCTAAAAGACAAGCAGAGCGATTCCAAGCAGAAAGCGCTAAAGTTTTTAATGACAAATTCGAAGGTTTCGATTTTAACGTCGGCGAAAAGAAATACCGCTTTAATGTAAAGAATGCTAGCGAGGTTAAAGACACCCAAGGCGACATTAACAATTTTATCAAGAAGTTCTTGAACGAAAAAGGTGAGATGTCAGATGCTAAGGGTTATCACAAATCTCTGTTTACGGCTATGAACGCAGATCAAGTTGCACAACATTTTTATGAGCAAGGCAAGGCTGACGCTCTTAGAACAAGTATGGCAAAAGCTAAAAATGTAGATATGGACCCGAGAGGGGTGCATGAAAAAGTTACTACATCTAACGGCTGGTCTGTACGTGCGGTTGATAGCGGGGAAAGTAGCTCTAAGCTTAAGGTTAAATTTAGAAAGTAATAATCCATTTAAAATTTATAAACAATGGCAACTTTTACAGGTGGTGCGTTTCCAGCATCATTAACTCCGCGTCCAACTAAAACTCCGGACGCATCAAATTATATAAACTTTGCTGACACTAGCTTTAGCCAGTGGTCGCAACAATACCTTCCTGAGGTATATGAAAAAGAAATCGAGCGTTACGGTAAGCGTACTGTAGGTGGTTTCTTACGTATGGTAAGTGCAGAAATGCCAGTAGCTTCAGATCAAATCATTTGGTCAGAACAAGGTCGTTTACACCTTGCGTTTAGCGGTGTTACTAATGGACAAACTGCTACTAATGGTGAAGTAAGTTTAACTTTTGCTACAGATGCTGAAGCTGCTTTGTTAGCTAAAGGTATGACTTTAGTTTTAGCCGATAGCACTAATGCAGTTGCTAAAGTACTAGTTTCTACTGCTGCATCTGGCGCAGTTGTTAAAGTACAAGTCTACGGCGCTGCTAACTTAAGCGGGCTTGGTACTACTGTATCTGGTTTTGTATTCGGTTCTGAGTATGCTAAAGGTTCTGAAAACATTGGTCTTTCTCGTGACGCTAACTTTGAAACTTTCAACAACAAACCTATCATTCTACGTGATAAGTACAGTGTTGCTGGTTCCGATGTTGCACAAATTGGTTGGATTGAAGTTACTTCTGAAGCTGGTACTTCTGGTTACTTATGGTACTTAAAGTCTGAGCACGAGTCTCGTTTACGTTTTGAAGACTACCTAGAAATGTCTATGGTTGAAGCTGAAAAGAAAGGTTCTGATGGAACAACTAGTGTTGGTGGTACAGAGGGTATGTTTGAAGCTATTGAAAATCGTGGCCTTATTTATTCAGGTGCTGACTTTGACGGCGCTGGCGGTTTAAGCCAGTTTGATGACATCTTAGCACAGCTAGATAAGCAAGGAGCTATCGAGGAGAATATGATGTTCTTAGACCGTTCTACATCTTTAGAGATTGACAACATGCTTGCTGCTCAAAACTCTTACGGTGCTGGTGGTACTTCTTTCGGTGTATTTAACAACGAAGAGGATATGGCTTTAAACTTAGGTTTCTCTGGTTTCCGTCGTGGATCTTACGATTTCTACAAAACTGATTGGAAATACTTGAACGATGCAACAACTCGTGGTCTTATTGGCGACATTGATGGTGTTATGGTTCCTGCAGGTACTTCTACAGTTTATGATGAAAACTTAGGTAAGAACATTGCACGTCCATTCTTACACGTACGTTACCGTGCTAATGAGGTAGATGATCGTCGTATGAAGTCTTGGGTTACTGGTTCAGTTGGTGGCAACTACACTAGTGATGAAGACGCGATGAACGTTCACTTCTTGTCTGAGCGCGCACTTTGTGTTCAAGCGGCTAACAACTTCGTATTGTTAAAAGCTTAATAGCTTATATATTATTACCCTCGTCCTTGCGGCGGGGGTAATTATTTCTTTTATTTAATTATATTATATCATGGCAACAGCTAAAAAAGCGCCGGCTAAAAAGGCACCGGCTAAAAAACAAACGCCTGTAGAAGCACCGGTAGTATCACTTGATAACATCGATAAACCTCTAAAAGAGCCTGCAAAACCTAAGTGGGAATACAAAGACCGCTTATATGAAATGGCAGGTAATAAGACACCTTTAATTTGGTCTATACCTACTATGCACACTGCTAAAAGACCAATGCTTTGGTTTGATGAGGAAAAAGGCTACCAACGCGAATTGCGTTATGCCACTAACCAAAAAACACCTTTTGTAGATGAGCAGGAAGGTACATCGACACTCGGAAGAATTATTTTTGAAAACGGTAAACTATATGTTCCTAAAGAACAGGTATCGTTGCAAAAATTCCTTTCAATGTATCACCCCTACACTTTACAAGGAAAGATTAAAGAACACAAGCCTGATGTCATTGCTGAAAACCAGGTTGACTGGATTGAATTAGAATTAGAAGCAATGAATACTGCAGTAGCTATGGATATTGACCAAGCAGAAGCTATTATGCGTGTAGAACTTGGCTCTAAGGTATCTGAGATGAGTTCTAAAGAGCTTAAACGCGATTTACTTGTGTTCGCTAAGCAAGAACCCAGCTTGTTCTTAGATTTAGCAAATGATGACAACGTGCATTTACGTAACATCGGTATAAAAGCTACAGAAATTGGTATTCTTAAATTATCCGACGACCAACGTACCTTTATGTACGCAAACACAGGTCGAAAGCTTATGACAGTTCCATTTGATGAACATCCTTATTCAGCACTTGCTGCATATTTCAAAACCGACGAAGGTATGGAAGTTTTGAACACTATTGAAAAACGACTTTAAGTCATAAAGTGGGGGTCGTGAAAACGGCTCCCATTTTTTAATATATATAAAACTATGAGTGTAAGTGTAAACACTGTATATCAAAAAGTATTAGCCGTACTCAATAAAGAGAAACGAGGATATTTACCGCCAAACGAGTTTGAATACATGGCGAACATTGCTCAGATGGATATATTTGAGCAATATTTTTATGACCTAAATCAGTTTATGCGTATACCTGGTAATGATACCGGGCACGCCGATATGGTTAGTATGCTGCAAGAGAAGATAGCTTTATTTCAAAAAAGCAAAGCGGCAGCAGATTTAAGTGTTGCTTCGAACAAAATAACACTTACCTCTAACGATTTATATAGATTGTCTTCTATTTATGTATCAGGTGCAGAAGCAGATAAGGTAACAAAAAAAGAAGCTAAAGACATACTGCTATCACCTTTAGCTAAGCCAAATGCTGATCGCCCAATGTATTACGAGGAAGATGGCGGTTACTATGTTTACACTTCGGCTACACCTTTGTCGGCGGTAACTAATGTGGTTATTGATTATATTAAAAAGCCAGCAAATGTTAAATGGACATATACCGTTTCTATTGCTGGAGCACCTATATACAATGCTAGTGGTAATGACCTACAAAACTTCGAGCTACATGGTTCTGAAGAAACCGAATTAATATACAAAATTTTAGAGCTAACAGGTATAGCATTAAAAGACCCTAGTCTTATACAGATTGGTAATGGATTAGAAAATCAAAAAGTACAACAAGAAAAAGCATAATAGATGGGACTACTAAACGAAAATGCGGCAGCTTATTACAGCGGGAGTGATTACGGGAGTTACCAGTTTATTACTATAAAGGACGTTGTAAATAATTTTATGATTGCTTATGTCGGCGAAGGTAAGCTTATACCTAAAGCTAAGCGTAATGACGTAGGTTTTCATGCACAAAGAGCTATTCAAGAATTTAACTTTGACACGCTACCTTCTACAAAATCTATAGAAATAGATTTAGGACCTGCGTTAACAATGACCCTCCCTCAAGATTATGTTAACTATATTAACTTTTCTTATACGGATGATAACGGTGCACAACATATTATATATCCTACACGTGATACTAATAATCCTACAGCGCCTTTACAAGACAGTAATTATAACTATTTATTCGACTCTGATGGTGTTCAATTAACAGCTAATGAGTCTACTGCACTTTCTAGATTTAAAGATGCTGCTGACAATATAAATAATAACGATAATAATTTTATTACAGATTCTGAAATATTTGATTTATATCGTTACGGCGGTCGATACGGCTCAACACCAGAACACATGCAAGGTAACGGGTTGTTTTATATTGACCAAAACATAGGTGTAGCTAGATTTAGCTCGGGTCTTTCAGGTAGAGTTATCACTTTAAAATATATAAGTGACGGATTAGCTACTGATGAAGAGATGAAAGTGCATAAGTTTGCAGAGGAAGCAATGTATAAGTACATCGTTCATGCAATCCTTAATACTAGAGCTAACGTGCCTGAATATCAGATTGCTCGCTATAAGAAAGAGCTAAGAGCTGCAAAAAGAAATGCAAAGCTACGTTTATCTAATTTAAAAATAGCTGAGCTTGCGCAGGTAATGAGAAATCAATCTAAGTGGATTAAACACTA